ATCTGTTCGTCGGAAAAACGCTTCTTCATGGGGATGTCCTCATGTGGCTTATGAAGACATTACTAACATCGCGGTGTGTTAATCAACGGGGAGCAGGTCAACGAGATTGTAGGTAGGGCCGCAGAAGCTACAGGAGTTTATGAAGTGTACTCATTGTATTTAAGTAAAGTTAAATGATAGCACTAAGCATACATCCTTCGACAAAACCTAAAGCTGTCTGCAGTTCTTTTCTGATGGTGCCATCAGAACATTTTCTTTTTTTCGCAATAGTACGTAATGACAAACCTATAACGAAATGAGCAATTATGAGTTGATACTCATCAGGCCTTACTTTACGCAGTCTTGTTACGCATGCATCTATCATAATGCCTTCATCATCATCACACTGAAGACGTAACTTTTTACCGTGAGGAAGAAGCCCCTTAAACCCTGCTGCGATTGGCTGCCAGTCGACCCCACTGTTATCAGACGCTGCCCAGGCTCCCCACAAATCCATAACTTCATACATATCACGCATCAGTCATCTCCACTTCACGCCAGCACGCCGATGGCCAGCGCGCGATCAATAAAACGAAACAGCAGCGTCAACTGGCTGCCATATTTTTCTTCAAATGCCACGGTGTCAGCGTGCAACTCGTCGTGATGCGCTCTGCAAAGCGGGATCACAAACAGGTCATGCGCTTTGGTACCCATTCCGCCCTGCCCGTGGCCGATCAGGTGGTGGGGGTCGTCTGCCGGGTTTTTGCAGCACATGCATTGCTGCACTTTAACCCAGCGGGTGTACTTCTCGTTTACCCAGCGGCGGCGCTTTGGGCGCAGCATGAAGGATTCCGGCGTTTCCGGATCGATGCGCAGCGCCAGCACCTGCTTTGCCGTCTCCTGAACAATTTCTCGCGGCGATGGCAAGCCGGGAACCAGATCAGATTCGCGGTAAACGTGCTTTATTTCCGGCTCCGGCAGGCGAAGCACCCGGCGGACGGCGCTATCCGGCATGGCATCGGAGAGACCATTTTGTGCAAGCCACCAGCAGAACTCCGGCAGCGTCAGCGTGTGCGCCTCATCGAAACCCAGCTCGCGGCAAGCAGCACGCAGGATGTAGGCTGCGGCGTTCGCTCTGGCGATGGTCTCCAGTGATTCGCTGCTTTGCTCGCGAAGCAGGTTATCGCAGTGCCAACACAACCGGATCACACCCGGTGCATGGCGCAGTGTGGTCATGTTCTCGTCGTGCCATGACTCATGCGGCCACTGGCAGCCGCTACCGTCGTAGAGCCAGCTTTCCAGACCGTTAAGACCGCCAGCGCGGCGAAGCACCGACTCATTATCAAAGACGCCAGCCAGCGCAGGATCTTCCGCCAGCGGTTGCTCTGCTGGTGGCAGGACGCCGGATGGCATACCCGCCAGGTGCTCCGGCTCATTCTCCAGCAGCATACGCCCGCGGCGAAAGTGCGGCAGCAGGCTGGCGCCGGGACGGAATATAGCGATCCCCAACTCAGTGACTACCACGGGATTTAAAAGCGCCCTCACCAGCTACTCCTTTTTGCACTATATGGACAAAGCAGGACTGACCTCATGCTCCCGCCCTCCTCTCATCCAGCCATCTTTGCGCCATCTCAACGGCATACGGACCACCGCCAATCAGTGCGCGGATAATCTCTTCCGCTTCAGCCATTGGCGCCGACAGGTTGCTGGTATTGATCCGAATGCCACGGGATACGTGCGGCGTAATGGTGATCACCTCTTTCTTTTCCAGGGCTCGCAGGTGAGCTGTCGCAGAATTCACCGACGCAGCGCCAATCAGCGCTGCAAGTTCTTTGTTCGTTGGCGGGTAGCCATGCTGATGCTGATAGTCCACCAGAGCGGCGAACACCTGCTTTTGCCGTGCGGTTAAAGGATTCATCCCACCTGCTCCCCTGCGTTGATGACTCCGATAGCCCAGCCGGGAATCAGATCAACAGATGGTGTTGCAGCCTGGTTCCCCCAGTGATCCCACCCCGGAGCAGGACTGCGGCTGAATAACTCGATGCGTGGCACTTCTCCGTAGAGTCGTTCGAGGCGATGGCGCGCTTCGGCAGGCTTCTCGCTGTGTTCGCCCAGCGGGCTGTAGATCACCTGCTTAACCCCGGCATCTCGCCTTTCCAGCCCGACACCACGGGTAGCGATCAACAGGTCTTCAGTATTGGCCCGGGTGTGGTTGCCACCGTTCATGCGTGTTTGCCCGTTGAGGAGGTCGAGGAAGTCGTAAAAGTCGTCTATCTCACCTGCAGCAAGAGCTTTGTTGATATGACTCTCTGCCAGCGCGTTCAGCTTCACCCAGGTGAATCCTTTCATGGTTCGAACCGTAAAGCCCCAGGCTTCGGCCAGTTCGATAGCTTCGCGGTTATGCGTCCCGGTGTACCACATCGCGAGAACAGCGTTTTCAGCCGCCAGCGCCCAGACTGGCAAGCGCTTCAGGTCGATCAGTTTCATCGTGTCGTAGTGGTCACGTGCCGCACCGTTACTAGCGTTGTTGCCATAGCTCCATGGCGGATCGGCGTATATCAGCGAATAGTTCACAGCTCACCTCCAACATAGTTCCCGGGCGCGCCGCCGGATCCATCAGTGACACCGCGAGTCATGCCGTTGAGGCAATTCGCGCGATTTCTGGCATAGCGATTACGTGCAGTATGGCTTTTCGCCGAATCGAAAGCCTGAAGCCATATCGTGGCAGCACGCCGAAAGAATCCTTTTTCCTGTAGCTCGCAAGCGAGATTCTCCAGTTGCGCCAGTTTTTTCGACTCTGCGGCCGTCAGCGGGTCTTCGACGAAGTAGCACCAGTTCCTGCCAGCTTTTATGCGCTCCAGTCTCCTCTGGTTATGCAGGTAGGTCAGCGAACCTCTGATAGTCATTCCGTCGAGATGTGGCATGGCCAACACAACATCGCGTGCCGCAGAGACAGGGTTTGCCCTGACATACTCAAAGATTTCTTCGATTGTATTCATGACCGGAACCCCGCGTTTTCTGGCAGCGAGTAATCAACGTTCTGAAAACTTGCGCCCGGCCCGGTGCCGATTTTTACCCAGCGACCGTTAACGCGTTCCGGACGGCCAGCCTCAGTCCATTTGGTTGCGCCCTGGAGATAACCGGGGAATTTTGTCGGCAGGAAAAGCGTTGTCGGGCGCAGGTATTCAGCCATCTGCAGATCCTGCCCCCACTTCGCTGTGGCGTAGTCCACAACCAGGATCAGGTCTTCAGTCGAAAACCCTTCCCCCAGCCGGGTACGGATATGCTCCATCGAGGTTTTTCCAACCTGATAACGTGATCCGGTTTTCTGGTTCAGGTGAGTCAGAACACGTTTAGCCTGATCCGTGATCAGCACTGCCGGGTCGGGTTGCGCAGCAACCTGACAAGAAGGTTTTTTATCTGATGGATCATGTTTTGAATTTACTGACGGATCCCCCCCAGATTCTGACGGGTGAAAACTGCCGGTATTGCTGGATTTCGACGCGTCAGATTTTGATGCATCAGATTTTGACGGGTCAGATTCTGACAGTTGAGAAAAGGCCGCGGCCTGGAGCTTCACCACGTTAAGCTGGTAAACGTTCGACGCGTTACGGTTACCTTTGCGGCGCTGCTGGCGTGTTAGCCAGCCTTCCTGCTCCAGTTTGCCAATCGCGGTTCGTACCGTGCTTTCACCAGCGCCAAGCTGCCGGGCAATGGTTTCGATAGACGGCCAGCACACGCCCTCGTCGTTGCTGAAGTCGGCAAGGCGCGCCATGATCGCCACGCTGGACAGCTTCATGCCAGAAGCGGCGCAGGCGTCCCAGACGTAACCGGTTAATTTAGTGCTCATACATCCACCCTTTTAAACTTCTCCCTGAACCGCTCAACAGGCTGCATGCACTCATGCGGGTAGCCCTGACGCATAAAAATGACCTGCTGTTTTTCCCGGTCGTAGCCAATGACGTGGACAATGAAACCTCGTGGGTCTTTGTACTGGCGGTCAAGTTCCTGCATAACGCTCTGGCCCTCCGGTAAAACACCCCCACGACACCCAGCGCCCGCCTGTGGTTACATGACACCCAGCGACCTGATACCATTCGCTCATACCGCCATTGCGTCGTTCCTGAAATATGAAACGCCCGTAGTTGCGGTAAGCGGCTTTTAGCCGTTAAACTGTTCATGCGTTGGTATCTCCACTTTGATCGACACGCCACGACGCCGGGAGCTGCAACTCGCCGGCGTCAACCTTTTCTGGCGCGCAGAAAACACGGAACAGCAGCGTTAAATGCTCCTGCCACTTCGTCATCACTTGATAGCTGTTCTCTTCGATTTGTTCGCGTTCCGCCGGGTCAATAACACCGTCAGCAGTAGCCTTTCTTAGATAGGATGAGTGCTTGCCGATCCATTCTATTGACTCCATCAGGCGCTGGTTTATGTCGGCGTTGTCGATATCATCCACTGCCACCAGCGGCACGTTCACGCTGTTTGACTGACGTGAAACCGCATCAGCGATATCCTTCGTGTCGCTTGCCTGCTGAAGCACCATCGCCCAGCCCATAGGGAAGATTTGATCGCCCCCGTCACGCAGACGGTTGAAAAGCGCGTCTGTCGTTACATCGAGAATTTCCGCCGCTTCCGCATAGCCGCCTGGCAACGCAGCGATAGTCTTACGTATTGCAGCCACCAGCCACGCTGGCTGTTTTTCTACTTTCCAGTGACACTCATGCATTACTTATTACCTCTGTTGGTGCCGAACCTTCCTTCGTGGTATTCCTGGTCTTCCACAACAAAGAACCAGAAGGAGGCTCGACATGGCTGTTTTCCAGGATCTTTTCAGGTCCCACGTGAGAAAACTTGCAAGTACCTACGGGTGGCACGAGGAAGGGGAAAGTATTCCTATACTCAAAGCATGGGTTCGCGGCGAACAACTCTTGCGGCTTGACATCCTGCTTATGGATCACCGAAAAGAGCACGGGACTATCTGGGAGCCGCTGCGAGGTAATAAGGCGCTTACTCATTTTCTTTACCTAAAAACTGGCTGGAGTTCTCAGCAGATATCGCAGCTTTCTTTAGATGAAACTCTGCTTTTTCTTCAGCGAGATCTGGCAGATGTGAATATTCCAGCGGGGGAACTGCAATATCCCCAGCACATTGCTTATGAGTTAGAACAAATTCGGCAATTTCCATATCAAATTGGATGGCCCCCTCACTCTGAGGAAGAATGGGATCCGTATCTTTATGAGAAAGCCCTAGGCTTACATACGCTTCCCTGAGTGGCTCTGAATTCTTAAGCTCACGGAGAAGATCACTGTATTGACTGGCCTTAGCTTGCATGACTATGGCGTAACGAATGGCGTTAGCTTTGCCAATCAGCCATTTTGCTAAATCCTCACCTTCCAGCCCGCCAGTCCATATGTGCGGGCTGTTTTTGTATACGGACAGCGTTACTTTCTCTTCCATACCTTTCCCCGTTAATTGCTGTGACATGTCGCGCTGTAAGTTCCAGTGTTCATTACCCACGGTTAACCCCTTGGTTCTGTGGTTATGCTTGCGTGCTCGTTTCGTTAGGCTTCTGAGGGCGGCTGATTAATTTGATCAATTCAGCGGAATACTTGCCTCCGGACACACCAGCTATCTGCCCGGCGTAGTTGGTCTCACCCGTGAAATCAGTACGGGGTAATGCACCCTTTTCCATCCACTTGTAGATGGCACGGGGGCTACAGCCACAAGCAGAAGCGATAGCCATAACGCCGATATCTTTGATGGCCTCGGCAAAGGTTGGGAATTGTTCCTCTTCCATATAAACCTCACTTTATGAACTTAAAGTACATATTATGACGGAACTGATAGTTCACGCAAGTAGCCCTATTATTGAACTCATGGTTCAAGAAGAAAAAGCGCGCAAAGACTTCTCCCATAGGCTGGCGCTGGCCTGTGATAAAGCTGGTTTACATAGCCATGGGCGTCAGGCCGACATCGCAAAAAGGATGAGGCTGACCCCAAAAGCAGTAAGCAAGTGGTTCAATGGGGAAGCAATACCTCGACGTGGAAGGCTCCAAGAATTAGCAACGATTCTCGGTACGTCGGGTTCATATTTGCTTGGAGAAATAGTGGAAGACGGCATTAGTGCTGATCGCACTAATGCCAATCAAGATGTTTATCGCGTAGATGTGCTTGATTTGACCGTTAGTGCCGGGCCGGGCGCGTACATGCTTTCCGAGCATGTCGATGTACTGTACGCCATCGAGTTTACCAACTCACACGCCAGAGATTTGTTTGGTAACCGGTCACCTAAAGATGTGAAGGTGATGACCGTCAGCGGCGATAGCATGACTCCTGCCCTGACATCAGGCGATCGCCTGTTCGTGGATATCTCGGCCAGGCACTTCACAACAGACGGAATTTACTGTTTTGTTTTCGGTAAGACATTCTATGTGAAGAGATTACAGATGCAAGGCTTGCGTCTTGCGGTCCTTTCTGATAACCAAGCATATGAGAAATGGTTTATAGAAGAAAAAGATCAGGATCAACTGTATATAATGGGTAAGGCATTAATGCACGAATCAGTAAAGTATAACAAACTTTAACGTTTTCAAAGGTGAGCATCATGGAAATGCAGGCTTCAAGATCCGAAAAAATAGCTTTTATTTTTCCTGCAAAGTTCGCTCCTGATGGATTTGCTGTCAATCCTGAACTTAACTTTTTAGAAGAAAATGGCTCCGCTAAACTTAGTGTGGGTATATCACTTTTAGGGTTAAATAAAGAAAGTTACTACTGGCTAACTGTCACAGTTACAGATCCAGAAGAAAATATTGTATTTCAACCGCCTACTGAACGTATTACCCCATCTGACATTGACCCAGTGCACTGTACTACTTTTATCTCCATGAATGTATTTCTACAAGCAAAACCGCTTGGCGTTTACCAAATAAATTGTGCAATATCTCAATATGATGGTACCGCCGTTTACGATTCAAAGTATGCGAATTTTAACATTGTAGGCGATAATTAAAATGGGAAAAATTACGGATATTATTACAAGAAAAACTTATTCCCCGGAGGACGCATTAAGACACTCCAAAGATAATAAAGAATCCTTTTTTTCAGGAGGCGGCGGCAATGGAGGTGATGAACTGAAGACAAGGATAGCTAAACTTGAATCAGACGTCGGTCATATCCAGTCTAGCTTAAAGGATATTAAGGATGATATAAGAGAAATTAAACGTGATGCACGCACTGACTTCAGGCTAATATTTGGAGCTATTATTGCTGTAGCGCTTGGTCTCGCTGGCTTAATGGCTAAGGGTTTCCACTGGTATTAAGTTATTAACTCCTCTTTTTCAACAACTCATTGATCAATGGGCGTTTTATGCTCTTGTGCTTATCTTTTCTTTTGAAATGGTCTCCTCGTCTCGAATTTCATCACTATTAAAATACATTAATAAAAACATATAAAATCAATAATTTAGCATTACTTCATGGCTTGATTTTATTTTTTACTTTACGAAAGTGAACTTTTGGTACATATTAAATTTAACAACAACCACCCCTCGAGCCTCGAGTGATGCAAAGAAGGCGCACAACGCAAAATCATAAAGATAGCCCCCTTTTCTCATCGGTTATGGGTGGCAGGTGTGAATAAATGGGAGTGCGCTTCCAGTTGTGATGTTCGCAAGCGCGATGCAGCGCCGGCCGACGCAAAGACCCGGAAATCGGCTGAGTAGCAGCTGCTGGCTACCAAGACGAAAACTGAGCGGCGGGAAGTAAGCGGGAGTAGCGTTCCGGTGTCACAACAAACCAATAATACCAACTGGTAGTTGTTTGGCGGCGTCTGATCTTTCCCGTGAGGGCGCCGCAACTTTTTCACATAACTGTAAGCGCGTTCCGGCCTCATCCCCTGAGTATCTGGTCGTTAATGCAAACCCACTCCGGCGCGCGCTTTCAATTATGTGGAGATGCCCTGGCGGTTGCAGCCGCCCGCTTCACTTAGCGCCCGACTCTGGACGCTAAGTGAAGCAAACTGTCATCAAATATCGCCACCTGGCGAGGGATTCGTGCATCCAAAAATCGCGCGTTGCAGCGTGCACAGGAGATACAACGCAATGAAAGAAACATTTATTCAGACCTATACCGGCAAGAAATTTGATTATCTGAAAGCCACCGCTGACGACATTGATATCGAAGATATCGCCAATGCGCTGGCAAATATCTGCCGGTTTTCCGGCCATGTTCCGGAGTTTTACTCAGTGGCACAACACTCTGTGCTGTGCAGTCAGATCGTCCCGGTTGAATATGCCTTTGAAGCACTAATGCACGATGCTGCCGAAGCCTATGTACAGGACATTCCCGCACCGCTGAAAGCGCTTCTGCCGGATTATCGGAATATAGAACAGATGGTTGATGATCTGATCCGTGAAAAATTCAGCTTGTCGCGCAAACACAGCCCCGTTGTGAAGCGTGCCAATCTGATCATGCTGGCGACCGAACGCCGCGATCTGGAGATCGACGATGGCACGCGCTGGTCTGTGCTTGAAGGGATCCCGGAATCCGACATCATTCAGGTTTACCCGCTTCGCCCTGGTCAGGCTTATGCCCTGTTCATTAACCGCTTCAACGAACTGACGGAGATCCGCAAATGCGCCTGAATGCAAAAGAACTGATCGCTAATGCTCGCGTTACAGCTCCAACCCTGCCACCAGCAACAGCAAAGTTAATGACCGATATGGCTGATCGTCTGGATGTGCAGTTCGTGGCTCTCTGTGAGTCACGCAATCAGGTAAAGCAGTTGGCGTCGGGGATTATTCCGGAAGGTTATGTGATTGTGCCTGAGCAAATGTACCTGGACGCCGGAGATGTTGAATCTGTCTGCTCTCAGTGCGGTGACGGTCATGAAAATAGTTATGGGAATTTCACCGGCGCAATTCTCTGGGTGGGTGAGCTTTCCAATGACGGCGAGTTTAAGTACGGGTTGAATATTGCCTCAATCGAATGCCCGGAAGAAGGTTCGGTCACCATCTGTGAGTTAGATGAGCAATTCCGCAACCAGCCAGCATCATCAGATGATTACAGCGCAATAACCCGACAGTTTGATCAGGTGAAAAGCAGCACAGGAGAGAGTCAGTGATCCATTTCCATGGCGGCCCGATCACTCCGGATACCTGCGCCTTAAAAGCGTGGAAATCCCGCCATGCATTTATCAGTTTTGCAAATCCTGGGCAAATCAGCCTGGCAAGCGAGATCACACAGAGCTTTGCACTCGATAACGGCGCTTTCAGCTTCTGGACGAAGAAACGCATTGTCGACTGGAACAAGTATTACGAGTTCGTGGCACGCTGGGCTAATCATCCGCGTTTTGCTTTCGCTGTTATCCCGGATGTGATCGGCGGCAACAGTGAAGAAAACGATGTGCTTATCGCTGAGTGGCCGCATGGGAAATTCCTCGGCGCGCCGGTATGGCACATGAACGAGCCGGATGAGCGCTTTATCAGGCTTTGCAAAGAATTTCCGCGTGTCTGTATAGGTTCAATGGGCGAGTACGATGCTAAGCGGCCGCGGCGATGCGTAGCAAAGCTCCGTGATCTAATTCGTCACGTAGTCGACGATAACGGCTATCCGATCTGCAAGTTGCACGGTTTGCGCATGCTGAACGCCGACATTTTCCGGCATATTCCGCTCTCGTCGGCTGACAGCACGAACGTCGCGCGCAACATTGGCATCGACAAAGCCTGGCAAAAATCAGCGTATGCGCCGGCAAGCAAAGAAACTCGGGCCGCGGTCCTGGTTGAACGCATCGAATCACTCAACAGCGCCAGCTCTCTAAATTATAGTGCCGACCGCGACTGCTTTACCCCGCAGTTAACTTTCGAAATTTAAGGAGTGTTTAGTGTGCTCAGCAAACTGAAGCTACGCCGCCAGCGCGTACCGATGCCGGTACTGGTACCCAGCCCGATAATTAACCTGGTGGCTCCGGCCACCAGCGAACCAAAAATTTGTGTCAAATGTAACGACGGCACCCGCGATGGCTGCTCGTCTTGTGCGTATAAAGTCAGTTAGCCGGTTGCAGCCGGTTTGGAGATACCTGGATGAGTGAACAATACCTGATCCCTTTGTCTGAATGGGGTGCCCGGCGCTTCAGCATTAAACTTTCAAATCCTTGCCTGGTTAACTATGGCAGGCTCGGTTATATCCAGCCTCCTCCTGAAAAGATCGCAGGAAAATGGTTAATCGATGCCAGCGCAAAATATGTCGGTAAGGGTTCAGTTTCTATGCAGCCAATGATCCATGAAGACGATGATGACGCTCTTAAAGGAATTTTAAACCATGTCACCGAGGCCACGAAAAAATAGCATTAATATTCCGGGCTTATATGCCCGGTTTGACCGTCGTACAGACAAGACCTATTACCAGTATAAAAACCCTGTTACTGGGAAATTTCATGGGTTAGGAACTGACAAAGCAAAAGCTGAGAAAATAGCTATCACTGCAAATCAGCGTATAGCATCTGCCGAAGCTGAGTATTTTTTGAAAAAAATAGATGAAAACCCTAAATCAAATAAAAACCGGGGAATTAGTCTTCGCGCATGGGTTGAACGCTATCAAAAAGTGCAATGGACCAGAAAATCAAACGGTGATATTTCGGCTATCAGGTATAGCGAAAAAGTAAGAATGTCTGACTACCTGGTGACTCGTTTGGGAAGTCACCCTCTTAAGAACCTTGAAGTAAGGGATTTTGCTTTATTACTGGAGGAATGGATAGATAAAGGACAGGTAAGCACTGCTTTAAACAACAGGGTCATATGGGTTGATATTTTCAAAGAAGCCCAGCATGCCGGGGAAGTTCCACCGGGATGGAATCCACCGGAATCAACACGTAAGCCTGTGCCTCAGATAAAACGATCACGCCTGACTTTTGAAGAGTGGAAGCTGATTTATGAAGCAACTCCGCAAAGTCACTATATTCGCAATGCGATGTTGCTGGCGATAGTGAGCGGGCAACGAAGAGAAGATATATGCAGTATGAAATTTGCAGACGTTTGGGATGGTTATTTCCACGTTGTTCAGGGAAAGACAGGTATGCGCTTAGCTCTGCCTCTTACGCTACGTTGTGATGCCATAGGCATGACTCTGAAGGATGTTATAGATCGCTGCCGTGACAGGATTATAAGTCCGTATTTGATCCATTCACCCAACCAGAAAAAAGTTGGCCCAATTGGGAAAGATAATTTATCAAGAAACTTTGCTCGGGCAAGAGAAGTTGCGGGAATAGAGTGCCCTGAAGGAAGGACAGACGTTACGTTTCATGAACAGCGTTCTCTGGCTGAACGCCTGTACCGTGCACAGGGAATAGACACTAAAACGCTGCTTGGCCATAAAGTTCAGTCCACTACTGACAGATACAACGACACCCGAGGACATGAATGGATCAAGCTTGTGATCTGATGGGTATTTTAAGCCGCAATGATTCATGAATTGTTGTAAAATGCGCGCCCTCTATGTTCAGGAAATTGATTATTTAACAAACCGTTTTGGTGAAAAGTTTTGGAGATAATTTGGAGAATGGAATATTTTGTTTAAATTCAATGCTCTAAAACTGGCTCACCTTCTGAATAAAAAGGTGGAACTCGAATGATCGGTCGACTGCTGCGCGGCGGTTTTATGACCGCCATTTATGCTTATCTCTATATCCCGATCATTATCTTGATCGTCAACTCCTTTAACAGTTCGCGCTTCGGCATTAACTGGCAGGGCTTCACCACGCAGTGGTACAGCCTGCTGNTGAACAATGACAGTCTGTTGCAGGCGGCGCAGCACTCGCTAACCATGGCGGTGCTGTCGGCGACATTCGCCACGCTTATCGGTTCGCTGACCGCCGTCGCGCTTTATCGCTACCGTTTTCGCGGCAAGCCGTTCGTCAGCGGCATGCTGTTCGTGGTGATGATGTCGCCGGATATCGTAATGGCTATCTCCCTGCTGGTGCTGTTTATGCTGCTGGGCATTCAGCTCGGTTTCTGGTCGCTGCTGTTTTCGCATATCACCTTCTGCCTGCCGTTTGTCGTGGTTACGGTGTTTTCACGCCTGAAGGGGTTTGATGTGCGGATGCTGGAAGCGGCCAAAGATCTCGGGGCCAGCGAAATCACCATTCTGCGCAAAATCATTNTGCCGCTGGCGATGCCCGCCGTGGCCGCTGGCTGGTTATTGAGTTTCACNCTGTCGATGGATGATGTNGTGGTCTCCTCCTTCGTNACCGGGCCGGGGTATGAAATTCTGCCGCTGAAGATCTATTCGATGGTCAAAGTCGGCGTGTCGCCGGAAGTGAACGCGCTGGCAACGATTCTGCTGGTTCTGTCGCTGGTGCTGGTTATTGCCAGCCAATTGATTGCCCGCGATACCACCAAAGCCAGAAGCCAGCCGCGCCAGGCGTAACGAACACCGCCATGCCGGATGCAACAAGGCGTTCGCGAGAATTTCCGCCGCGTTCAATACCGGAATGGCAAATAAAATAGCCTGAAACAGAGGCTCAATCTCAGGGGACGTAATATGAAAAAATGGTCACGCCACCTGCTCGCAGCGGGCGCTCTCGCC